TTGGCGACACTACTGTAACAGTAGACGCAGGTACAGGTGTACAAGTTGGTGACATACTAGAGTTTGGAGATATAAGTGGTAACTTTACTGCAGCTCCATCAGGTAATTATTATAAAGTAACAGCGATTGCAACTCATGTATTATCAATATCAAGATTTGATCCTGCTTCAGGTAAAACAGAAACAGGCGGATTAAGACATGCAGTAGCGGACAATGCACATGTTAGAAGGCATTGGGAATATTATTTTAACTTTTCTAACGCACCATCAACTACTGATGACGCAGCGGCAGCAGGTGCTTCTGGAGACGAATTACACATTGCAGTTATAGATGAAGATGGCGGTATTTCAGGTACTGCTGGTTCAATTCTAGAAACATTCGAAGGTGTATCTCAAGCTTCAGACGCAAGAGACGCTTCAGGTAATTCAAACTATTATGTAGATGTACTTTACAGATCAAGTCAGTACATTTACTGGATGGATCATGAAGGAACTTTAGCAAACGCAGGGTCACCTAAGTTAAATGCAACTACTAAAGCGGCAGTGGCTTTTGACGCTGTGGGTTCATCAGCATTCGCTGTGTTTAGTGCAAGTTTATCAGGAGGTACAGACGATAACGAACCTACTCTTGGTGAAATGGCATTAGCATACGATAAGTTTGCTGATTCAGAAACAGTAGATATCAACTTCTTAATTGCAGGACCTTCACAAGGTGGTGGAGCAACAGCGGCAGACGCAACTGGTGACACACATGCAACTAAAGTAATTGATGTTGCAGAAGGTAGAAAAGACGTTGTAGCATTTATCTCACCTGCGAGAGCAGATGTAGTAAATGTATCAGATCCAATATCACAAACAGCAAATGTTAAAGCTTTTGCAGACGGACTTTCAAGTTCTTCTTACGCTGTCATTGATAGTGGTTACAAATACCAATATGACAAATATAATGACATATACAGATTTGTACCATTATGTGGTGATATCGCAGGATTAGCTGCAAGAACAGATATCGTTGCAGACCCTTGGTATTCACCTGCTGGATTCAGCAGAGGACAAATCAGAGGTGCTGTAAAATTAGCATTTAACCCTAACCAGACACAACGAGACGAATTGTATAAAGCAAGAGTAAATCCTGTTGTAACATTCCCTGGTCAAGGTACATTGTTATTTGGAGATAAAACAGCATTGTCTAAACCAAGTGCGTTTAACAGAATAAATGTAAGACGTTTATTCATAACTATGGAAAAAGCAGTATCAACAGCAGCTAAATTCCAACTCTTTGAGTTCAATGATGAGTTCACTAGAGCACAATTTAGAAACTTGATTGAGCCTTTCCTTAGAGACGTACAAGGTAGACGTGGTATTACAGACTTCTCAGTAGTCTGTGATGAAACAAACAACACAGCGGAAGTAATTGACAGAAACGAATTTGTGGCTGACATCTTTGTCAAACCAAATCGTTCAATTAACTTCATCAAACTAAACTTTATCGCTACAAGAAGTGGTGTATCGTTTAGTGAAGTCGCTGGGGCATAGGAGGTAAAACATGGCTAATATAACAGATTTTGTCTCTAAACTAAAAGGTGGAGGAGCTAGAAACAATCAGTTTAAAGTTACTCTTCCGTTCCCTGGTTACGCAGCTGTTGGTGGTGAAACAGAAGCAATGGCATTTTTATGTACTGCTACTAATTTACCCCAAAGTGAACTTGGTGAATTAACTGTAAACTTCCGTGGTAGACCTATCTACATGGCAGGTGATAGAACATTCCAAACTTGGACTACTACTATCATTAACGATACTGATTTCTTAATCAGAAATGCTATTGAGAGATGGTCAAATGGTATAAACAACCATTCAGATAACGAAGGACTTGTAAATCCTGTTGACTATCAAGTGGACGCATTTGTTGATCACTTAGATAGAAACGGTAACACAATCAAGTCTTACACTTTCAGAGGTATGTATCCTACTATAATAGGTCAAGTTGATCTAACTATGGAACAGGCAACAACACTTGAAACATTTGAATGTACTTGGAGATACCAATACTGGGAATCAAACACTACAACATAAAGTTGAAATAGGGCGTCTTTCGAGGCGCCCTAAATAATATAGTATAAAGGAGAAAAGTAGTGGCAGAAATATTTGGTTTCGAAATCAAACGAAAAGAGACTAAACCTAATAGTCAACAATTTACCGCACCATCAAGCGATGACGGTACACAGACTATTATGGGTGGTGGTCACTTTGGGACCTATCTTGATATCGAAGGAAAAGTAAATAATGAATCGGATTTAATTAGACGATATAGAGAAATTGCTATGCACCCAGAGTGTGATATGGCAATTGAAGATATTATTAATGAATCCGTGGTTGTAGATGATAACCAAGAGGTTGTTCGTCTAAACTTAAATAAGGTTCCGTTCTCATCACAAGTTAAAAAAAGAATAGCAGACGAATTTAAAAACATAATAAGTTTATTAGAGTTTGAACAAAAAGGTCATGACATATTCAGACGTTGGTATGTTGATGGTCGTATAGTATATCATAAATTAATAGATCCTAAAAATACAAAGTTAGGTCTTACAGAATTAAGATATATTGATCCAAGAAAAATTAAAAAAGTAAGAGCAGCTAAACAAAAACCAGGTAATGAGTTTGCACCAAAAGATCCAAAAAGACCTCAAGCCGTTGAATTTGATGAATTTTTTATCTACAACGAAAAAGGTGTACAACCTGGTGCAAGTGCAACAACAGGACTAAAAATAACTAAAGACGCTATCGCATATTGTCCTAGTGGTTTAGTAGATCAACAAAAGAATTTAATATTGTCTTATTTACATAAGGCAATCAAACCAGTTAATCAGCTGCGAATGATTGAGGATAGTGTTGTTATCTATCGTATATCAAGAGCACCTGAAAGAAGAATTTTTTACATTGATGTAGGTAACTTACCTAAAGTAAAAGCAGAACAGTACCTAAAAGATGTAATGAATAGATACAGAAACAAACTTGTATATGACGCAAGTACAGGTGAGATACGAGATGATAGACAATACATGTCTATGCTTGAAGACTTCTGGCTACCAAGACGAGAAGGTGGTAGAGGTACAGAGATCACTACTTTACCAGGTGGTTCAAATCTTGGTGAGATAGATGACATTAAGTATTTTCAAAAGAAATTGTTTCAATCATTGAATGTACCATACAGCAGACTTGATAGTGAAGCGTCTGGTGGTTTACAATTAGGTCGTTCAACAGAGGTAAGTAGAGATGAAATTAAATTTACTAAGTTTGTTTCTAGATTAAGAAATAGATTTAATGTTTTATTTCATGACTTACTTAAAACACAGCTAGTTCTCAAAGGTATTGTTACTATCGAGGATTGGGAAACAACACTAAGTCAAACAATTAAATACGAATATGTAAACGATGGTTATTTTGCTGAAATAAAAGAAAGTGAAATGTTTAAAGATCGTATGGAAACATATCGTAATGTTAAGGATTCTGGTATGTTAGGTACAGTATTATCAAGAGATTACATGATGAAACGAATACTTAAAATGTCAGAGGCCGAAGTTATAGAACAGCAAGAAAAAATAAAAACAGAAATTGAAGCTGGATTGTATAAAGGTCCAGGTGATGATGAAGACCAAGGAGGGTTTTAATGAGTATAGATGATACAAAAGCAATGGTAGACGCTTTAGATAATGGTGATACTATTGAAGCAGAAAAAAGTATTAAGGCTGCATTAGCAGACAAAGTTGGTAGTGAGTTAGACGCAAAGAGAAAAGACTTGGCGGGCACTATCATGAACAAAGAACCTGAGGAAAAAGATGGCGCTGACGCTGAACCAGTTGAGATTGACAATTAAAGAGAAAGACGAACACAAACGTTCTCTTAATTATCGCAAATTGGCGCCTAAGGCCAAGAAGGCAGTAGATGATGTTTTCGGCATGATGTCGAAGACACCACAAAAAGTATTAACTATGTTTCCAAGAATACTACAACAGGTGGCAAAGAAACATAGAATACAACCAAAGGATATTGAAACCTATTTCGAAAAAGAAACAGGTCTAACCATATAAAGGAGAGTAAAAATGGCAATAGTAAACGAAAGAAATTTAGTAGATAGTCAAACAAGAACAGTTAAAATGTTTGAGATTAATAACGCTACTAATTCAAATGTAGTGTGTATTGACGCAAGTACATTAAAAGGACATTCGTCTAATCCAACACTAGACATAAGAAGTATTAAATGGAATACAACAGCAGCAACAAGTGATATATCAATATTATTTGACGCAACATCTAATGACCACGCAATATCATTACACGGTAGTGGTGAGTATGGATTTCATGGTAAACAACCAATGATAACAAACCCAGAAAGTTCTGGCGTAACAGGTGATATTCTT